ACCTTGACCCGCACCATCCAATGCCCCGAATGTTGTGGCGATAAATACGTCGAATACGACGACCCCCGCCCGGACTACGTTCACGGAGGCTACATTGCATCCGTGTCTCGCATATGCGAGATGTGCGATGGCGTAGGGGAAATAACCGAAGACGAAGGAGAAGCACGATGAAACCCGGCGATATTATGTATGGAGACAACGCGCGCGGCTGGAAGCTGCTGTGGCACGTTGATGGCGATCATTGGATCGCGTACTGGGTCGTACCCGAATCGCAGGAATTACCCGGCGTAAGTACGCCCCTGCATGTCGTTGATGTGTCGCTTCTTACCCCCGCGCCGGAGGTGAGCGATGCGTAAGCCACACAGAAAGCCGAAACTCGTTTACGGCGTCGGCGTCAATGACGCGGATTATGCGGTGTATCAACGCGGCGCAGACGGGAAGTGGCTCAGATGCGCTTATTACCGAGCTTGGAAAGCTATGCTTGAGCGCGCCTATTCCGCGAAGTATCACGCGAATCAACCCACCTACATTGGCGTCACAGTATGCGAAGAATGGCACTCGTTTATGGCGTTCCGCGCATGGATGGAGACGCAGGATTGGGAAGGCAAGCAGTTGGATAAGGATGTCGTCGTGCCGGGCAACAAGGTATATTCGCCCGCGACGTGTGCGTTTGTGTCGCGCCAAATTAACAGCTTGCTTGGTGATTGCGCCGCCGCTCGTGGCAATTGGCCGCTTGGTGTATGTTGGGATAGTAGGCAAAAAAAGTTCCGCGCTCAAATTGCAGAAAACGGCAAAAATCGAAACATTGGCTATTTCACCACACCCGAAGCTGCCCACCGCGCGTGGCGCAAAGAGAAAGTGCGAATCGTTCGCCACGCCGCCCGTGAGTGCGACGACCCGCGTGTGTCTGCTGGCTTGCTGCGTCACAGCTATCGCATCGAAGCGGGGTTGGCAGCATGACCTGTCCCTGCCCTGATTGTCAGCGCCGTGCCGCGTTACGCAAGCCGCGCGAGGCTGATCCCATCGTAAAGGCGGTCACGGATCGCTTTCATGCGCGTTCCCGCGAGGGGATCAAGCATTATGGCTGCACGATGGCGGACAACCCCGCGCCGACGCTTGAGTGGATCAATCACGCGCAGGAAGAACTGATGGACGCGATCCTGTATCTTGAGCGGCTGAAGGTAGATTTTGATGACCGATAAACCCTTATCCGTTCGCGAGGCGCGCGCTGCGTTGGCCGCGCAAGATGATGAGCGCCGTGAAGCGGTGGTGCAGGAACTTGAGGCGCTGTCCGGTAGCGAGATTACAGATGTCTTATCGTGGGATGAGATGGGTCGCGTTCAGGTTAGGGCGTCGGATCAGCTATCTGCGCGCGCTCGTCGTGCAATCAAGAAGGTGAAGATCACGCCCGGCGAGGAGGGAAACACGATTGAGGTGGAGATGCACGACAAGCTGTCCGCCTTGCGCCTGTTGGCGAAGCATCGCGGCCTGCTTGAGCCGAACAGTGATGATCGCCGCCCCAGCATGATCGGGATCAATGTGAAGGGGCCGGAAGTGACGACCTATGAAGTTATTGATAGTGAGGAGAGTGAGGAGTGAAGTTTACTTGCCCGCGTTGTTTGGAGGAGAGTGTGGGGCGCGAGTACCACAAGGAATGTTTCGACGCTATTTACGAGGAACACAAGATTTTACAGATCGCGATTGCGGAGCGTCGCGCCAAGGCAGAGGCGCGGTCAGCGGTTGTGGTTGACGAGGAGGACAGTAAGCCGGATATTTTCGTAGACAGGTTTTTGGAGTTGTTGCGCGCGTCCGGGGTAAGGTTTGAGGACGCGGTTGTGCCGAGGGAAAAGATGTGGCGACATACTATGTGAACCCATCCCCGAGTTTTGTCCGCTTTTACGAGGAGCATATTGAGTGCGACTTTTGCGGACAGCATACGCGCGGTCGCGTTTATGATGGTACGCAATGTGTTTTGTGTGGCTCTTGCGGCCACACGTTGATTGAGGTGGTAATACCGGAGCGTTACGATGCCTAGATCACAGAGGGCCACGGATCGTTCGCCGCGCCGTCGCCGCCAGAAGGGCGACGACGCGCTCACCGGGTTGAACTTGGACTTCTCGCAAAGTCCGACAACGTGGCAGTTTTTGAACGACGATAGTTTTGTGCGCGGCTTGATGGGGCCGGTTGGCTCTGGCAAGACCTATGCGTGTCTTGCGGAAGTGATGTTGCGCGCCGTGAAGCAGCCGCCTTCGACGGTTGATAATGTGCGCTACACGCGCTTTGCGGTTATTCGTAACAGCTACCCTGAACTGCGGACGACCACGATCAAGACATGGCAGGAGATATTCCCCGAGCATATGTGGGGCGAGATGCGGTGGTCGCCGCCGATTACGCATCATGTGAAGTTGCCGCCTCGCGATGGTGCGGCTGGTATTGATTGCGAGGTAATCTTTTTGGCGTTGGATCAGCCGCGTGATGTGCGGAAGCTGTTGTCGCTGGAACTGACGGGCGGTTTTGTTGACGAGGCGCGAGAGTTGCCGAAGGCTGTGGTCGATGGCTTGACCTCGCGTGTCGGTCGTTACCCGACGAAGAAGCATGGCGGCTGTCCGTGGCGTGGCGTGTGGATGTCCACGAACCCGATGGACTCGGATCACTGGTGGCATGAGTTGGCGGAGAAGAACCCGATTCGTGGTCGCTATCCGTGGAAGTTCTACAAGCAGCCCGGTGGTGTCGTTGAAGGCACGAAGGAGCATGAGGAAGCGATCTTCGGGGCGAACAAGTATTGGTTGCTGAACCCGAAGGCTGAGAACGTAAACAATTTGCCGCCCGGTTATTACGAGCAGCAGTTGGCGGGCAAGACGCTTGATTGGATCGAGTGCTACGCCGGGGCCAAGTACGTCTATGTGCAGGACGGCAAGCCCGTGTGGCATGAGTATAGCGACAGCCTGATGGCGGCTGATCTGGAGATCGAGGTTGGGTTGCCCGTACATATCGGGCTTGACTTTGGTTTGACTCCGGCGGCGGTGTTTGGGCAGAAGATGCCAAATGGGCGTTGGCATATCGTGCATGAATTGGTAGCGTTTGATATGGGGCTTGAGCGATTTGCTCATCACCTCATGGCAGACATAAGCACGAAGTTCCCCAAGAGCGAGGTGCTTATCTGGGGTGACCCTGCCGGTGGTAAGCGCGACGAGATATTTGAGGTAACGGCGTTCGACCACCTACGGACACTCGGTCTGCGCGCACAGCCGACGAACTCGAATGACTTTATGGTTCGTCGTGAAGCCGGGGCTATGCCGATGAACCGTCTGATCGACGGTCGTCCCGGCTTGCTTGTGTCGAAAGACTGCAACCGCATCCGCAAGTCACTGGCGGGCGGGTATCACTTTAAGCGTATGGCGATTGGTGCGGGGCAGGAACGCTTCCGCGATGTGCCGTCGAAGAACGATCACTCGCATGTGGGCGATGCGTATGGCTACCTGATGCTTGGCGGTGGCGAGCATCGCCGCCTGACGCGCAACCCGAATGGCAAGCCGCTGTTCAGGCAGATGGAAGCGAAGACGGACTTCAACGTATTTGCGTAAAAAAAACGGGGCGCGCCTCTGGCTGACGCGCCCCGAGTTCAGGGAGAAACATGACAAGGAGAACAATCATGCACAGCTATTTTGTAGCACTTTTATAGCTTGATGACAAACATTACGAACAATCGCGCCGTGACGGTTGTGCCGTTTCACTGGGCGCATGTGAAGCTCATGCGATTGCGTCCGTTTGAGCAAGAATACTTCAAAAACTTCCCCGATTACATCCAGCGCGTTAAGGCTTATGGGTCTTATGGGAAATGTTATAGCGCGTTGTATAAGGGTGAAATCGCCTGTTGCTGGGGCGCATATCCGCTTTGGGATGGCGTGGCAGAAGGCTGGCTGTTGACTTCATATCATGTTGAAACAAATCCTATTACTATTACGCGAGGCGCACTACGATACTTCAATATAATTTATAGCGATATGAAATTACATAGATTACAGCTTGTCGTAGATAGTAGAAATACTATTGCAATGCGATGGGCGCGCGCGTTAAAGTTCGCGGAAGAAGGCGTCATGCGCGGTTACGGCCCGGATGGTGCGGATCATGTCATGTTTGCGAGGGTTGAGTAATGGGGGGATTGTTTAGAGGTCCGAAAGCGCCAACGCCCGCGCAAGTTGCGCCGGAAACCACCGCCGCGCAGCAGCGTCAGGAAGCGCGACTTGCTGAAGAAGAACGTCAGCAGAAGGCGCAGCTTGCATCTCAGCGGCGCGCGCGCCAGATTGGCGGTCAGCGTATGTTGCTTTCGCCGGAGCGTGAAAATGCTCGGCTTGGTATTCAGACAACGCTTGGGTCAGGAGACGCGTAATGGGTGGTTTGTTTAGCGGTTCAAAGTCGTCTTCGCCTGCTCCTGCTCCCCCACCTCCGGCACCTGAACCCGCGCCGGTTGAAGCTACCGACGAAGCGCGCCGCCGGGCGGCTCGCGTTCGTTCTCGTCGCGCTGGCCGTCCGTTGCTTGGGCCGGGCGCAGGGGATCGTAATGACGGATTGCAGACCACGTTAGGAGTAGGGTAATGCCTAAGGTCGTGATGAAAAACGGTAAGAGCCGCACCTTTGCCTACACCAAGGCGGGCATGAACGCGGCGAAAGAGTACGCCAAGCAGTACGGTGGTCGCGTCGAGAACGTCAGCATGAAGACGACCATGCGGAAGAAGAAAACCTATGCCGCTTAAATCCGGTAAGTCTGACAAGGCGGTTGGTCAGAACATCAAGATGCTGATGAAAGAGGGCAAGCCGTTCAAGCAGGCTGTCGCGATTGCGATGCGTAAGTCTGGCAAGCCGAAGGGCAGGGCATGAGGAAGTTCAAGAAGGTTCCGA